CCTCCTGATAAATAGATACGATAAGGAATCATTTATTTGCCGATGTGAAAGTAATATACGCATTTTGAGCACAGTAAGTAATGGCAGAAGAGACTCCTCATTTAGATCCTAGTCAGTTATATGATAAGCGCAAAACAAAAGATATGTATCGTCTTAAAACTTATAATAAAATTCTAGAACAGATTTATCAACGAGTTCTTACTAATTCTAGATTACCTCAATCACCTTGTTATATTCTCTTTACTATTCCGTCTTTCATTCTTGGATTACCCAAGATAGATTTAGAAGATTGTGTTGTATATCTTGTTCATCAATTACGTCATGCAAAATATATGGTTCACTATACTTATCCAAATTTATTACGTATTTCATGGGAACATCATGAGAAAGCATATATTGTAGAACAAAGTCCCATTATGCAAACCATGCTCGCCTCCTTTGAGAAATCGGAAGCAGAGAAAGAAGCATCCCGTTTATTGTACTCTAAGAAGTCACAACGAAAAGTTCGTATGCAGACGCCAGGTGAAATGCAGAAACGATCTGTTCCTGTTTCTGCCATTCAGAATGTGTTGCATAGTTTTCCTCCTAATGGCCCACCCGTTGCTGCACCTCCAGTAGCTAGTGCAAGTGAATATGTGCCTCCAAGTTCATTTCTTCAGAATATTATGAATCCTCCCAGTAATCAACCTAAGCAGATGAGTTCTGTTGATTATTTGCGTTGAGTAATCCATGCAGTCGTTTTGCAACGACTGGCCCCACTTTTCGTGCTCCAACCTTTACATTTTCAATATCATTAACGGGTGCATCCATTACACCTTTTAATGATCCAAATGTCTGAATCAACATTTCTGCCATTTTCACAGAAACTCCTGTACATTGTGATAGACATGCGATGGCAAACTGTTTAGGATCCTGTGCATTGACTTTTTTCTGAACATGGAGACTGTCCGCCACCTTTACAAGATCTATTTTTCGTTGAAGAGATTCTGGTTTTTCTTGCTGTTGTTCCATGATCGCCGTCAATAATTCAGCTGTTTCCTTGACAGAACCAGTCTGTACCACAGAAATCTGGTAATGGAAAATGAGACGATTGATGAATTTCATAATAGCACTTGTTTGAAGACGACCTGTATGCGAATGAAGACCACCTTCTAAGATATAGAGTGGTTGTGTTTTGTTCTCTTGACAGTATGCCAAGATGCGACCACGTTGCTCCCTGTATCGTCCATCTAAAATGGATGCTTCTAGATCGCGAATGGATTTACGCTCAATGATCAGATCACCGATCCAGATATCACCTACTGGCAATTGTTTGATTTCATGCTTTTCTTCTGTAAAATACTTGATCAGTTCTGCTTCACGCGTATCTAAAATCATCTTACTATTAAAAAATAATCTATCTTTAGACTAGAATGAATCCTCCATCTGTGAAGTCAGATGAAATTAAAAAACTTCGTGCAAAATATCCTGATCGTATTCCTATCTTTCTTATCAAAGATAAATCATCAAATGTAAATATTGTGAAGTCCAAGTTTTTAGTTCCTGGGACACTTACATTTGGTGAGTTTATTTATAATATTCGTCGGTTATATAAATTAAAACCCGAAGAAGCTCTCTATTTTTATATTAATGGTGCACTCCCTAATAATGGTGAATTGATTTCAGTTATTCATGATAAATGTAAAGGTGTTGATGGTGCGTTACATGTGGTGTATTCTGCTGAGAATACGTTTGGCTAAAAGCCAAACCTATAGATGAGGAGCGAAGCTCCTCATTGAATACATTTGGATAAGTCTGAAAGATTTATCCAATCTATAGATGATGCGCTTTTTAAAGTATTAACTCCTTCATCATATCATAAATAAGTGTATGAGTTTCTTCAAAATCTTCTTTCACCTTCCAGAATCTAGAACTAATTATATCATTTATACTTGGATTAGGTTCTAAAGGCACTTGTCTTAAAGGTTCTAAAGGCACTTGTCTTAAAGGTTCTAAAGGCACTTGTCTTAAAGGTTCTAAAGGAATAGAAATTATAGGAGATTCTGAATCAGAATTAGAAGAACATGAAGGCACTGGAGAATTTGTCGGTGTATGTGGCATTTTATATAAACTGGTATATGTTTCTTCAAATGTAAATCGTTTTATAGTACTTTTTTGAATTGATGGAACTTCTAGTTTTATTTCCACAGTATCCAATTCCATTTTTTCTATCTGTTCTTTTAATGACAATGATCCAATTGTAACAGGTTCTTGATCCTTTGAATCTACTGGATCTATTGGATGAATACTCGCTTTTTTAATATAATTCCCCATCTATTAGATACATAACAAATACGTTTATATTAATTCCATTGAGGAATAGGATAGGTTGGTTGAAACATCCTACTCAATTCTGTATTTTCTTCAATATCAAACTTTCCTGTACGAACTCTATTTCTATTCTGTTTAAATGGATCCATTCCCGCTGCAATATCTGATACTGTATAAGGCACATCAATCATATCTTCTCTACGATCTTGTTTAGGACCCTGTGTCAGATCATCTTCCCAGACAATCTTTGGATTTTTCTCTTTGACCTCTACAATTTCCCATATATTCTCCCCTTGTTTTGACTTTTCAATCACAGGAATTAATCCTTTCTTTCCATAAATTTTATTCAATAATTGTTTTACATCACCCATGGAATAGTGAAGAAGTCCTTTACTCGTTTCTGGTACATATGTCTGCAATATTTTACGTTCTTCATCATCTAATGCAGCAGAATCAGGTAATAACATATCAGTCGGTTGATTTTGATATGGCTCAGGATTGACACGATCTTTTTTCAAATATTTCTCCTGATTCTCTTGAAAATACTGTGAATCAGGTCCTTGAACCGACCAGTCTAGTGGGTACCGGGTCATAGCGTCACTCAGTTGTTGTTTAGTAGCTTTCTTTGATCCCTGATTGTTAAATACTTGGGATATGTCATAACTATCTCTGTTGTTGTCCATTGGATAGTCATTTTCCGGTAATGTAGAAGCATTTATAGTTCCTACATCCTCTATGGGAGATCCATCTTGATGGAAGCGATTGACAAAAGATTCGTTAGCTTGGAATCGTTCCAGATACTTGCGTCCACCAAAATAAAGTGCAAAATATCCTAATGCAATTAGTAATAAAATGAGGTACAAATTCTCCATCTTATTTCCTATATGATCTCTATATTAATAAACATTATCAAAGTAGAATGGTAGCTCCTAAAAATAGAACACTGCTCAATAATTTTCTGTCACAACAAAGCAAAAAAAGCAAACGAAGTCAGCGAAGTCAACGAAGTCGGAGAAGTGCAAAAACTGCAAAAAGATATAGTACAGTCAGAAAAATCTTACCGCCATTAGATGTGCGTAAAGAAAAAGATTTAATTCCCCTCATGAATCGTATTAAATCTGGACCGATCACTATTATTCTTGTATATGCTGATTGGTGCAGTCACTGTCATAGTTTTAAACCTAAATTTGATGCAGCTGCACGGAAACGTACGCTTCCTTATCCTGTGGCCTACGTGGAAGATAGCATGCTCTCCATGGCAAATGAAAAATTGAAATCACTGAATGGATCTCCAAATACACTCTCTGTACAGGGTTATCCAACCGTTATTGCAGTTAGTAATAAAGGACAAATGGTTAAAAAGAGTATTCCTCAAGAAACTAGTATTAAAATGATGAATGAAACTCCTATGAATGAAGTTCCACCTATGAATGAAACTCCTGTAAACACTTCTATGAACGAAACTCCTGTAAACACTTCTATGAATGAAGTTCATTCTGTTGTAGAACCTGTAGCTGTAAAACCCATTCCATCATATAAGCCCAGTTTAGAAAATCTACCAATAGCCATGAATACAAAACCGAATGAACGTAGTCTTAATCAACGCAATGAACGCAATCAACGCAATGAACGCAATGAACGCAATGAACGCAATGAACGCAATGAACGCAATCTTAAAAAACCACAGCAGACACAACAAACACAGCCTATTTTTGAATCAATACCAATGAAAGGAGGAAATCCAACTGTACCTAAATATCTCGGCGGTGGTTTATTACATGAATTGTCTAAAACACCTTATCAATTAGGATCATTTGATAATTTACTTGCTAAACTAAACCGACATAAATAAAATTGAACATATCTTTTTAGTAATAACTTGTAGGTCTAATAAATGAATAAGGTAATCTTTCATTTGTTGGATATTCAAACGCGCGATGTCTGCATAGACGAGGAACAAAAAGTGGTATACGAATCCAATTCAGACGATGAAGCCCCCAAAAAGAAAGTATATAATAAAGGTCAACGTGAGCTCATTATCCATTTGTTCGGTGTAACAGAATCAGGTCAGCAACTTCGGTGCGATGTAACTGGATTTCGTCCCACCTTCTATCTTCGTCTCCCTGAAGAACGTACTGCACCTGTAGTAGATCTCATTACACACTACATGAGCTCTAAAGGGATTCCTATGGGTCTTATCAACATTAAGCGGGTTACTAAGAAAATCTTCTATGGATTTACTGCAAATACTCAATACCCCTTCCTCCAAATTGATGTACCCTCTCTTGCTCTCTTTCGTACTCTGAGAGGGCTCTTCTTGGATGATCTATTACGCCCCAAATCCATTGATGGAATTCGTAGCAAGATTGAGGTCTATGAAGCAAATATTGACCCTATGTTGCGTTTCCTTCATACTCAAAATATTCAACCGTGCGGATGGGTTTCTACGCCATGTCCAAAAGGTGTTTTGGGCAAGGAACCCCTCATCCTTGAATGCGAATACGATGACGTAGAGCCCGCCCAAGCACCCTGTGTATCAGCTCCCTTCTTAACTGCCTCCTGGGATATAGAATGCTTCTCCATGACAGGTGATTTCCCCGTTCCCATTCGTACATGGAACAAAACGGCTACCGAATTGGCTGAACTCGCTCATACAAAAGAAGAAGCCATTCAACTCATTATGCAATCCCTTACTCAAACTCAATACGCACCTGATACCTTGCCAAAAGGAATGACAGCTATCTATTGCTACTTTAAAAAGAGAATCGTCATGAAAGACATAGAGAAAAAATTAACCGATTCTGCATGGGAAGAAGCAATCGGTGATGCCGAGAAAATAGAACAAATTCTTAAGAAATTACCCGTGGATCTAAAAGGTGACCCTGTGATTCAAATTGGAACTACCCTAATGCGCGGTAATGTATTAGATCGTCATCTCTTCGTGTTTCCCGATTGTGCTGATATTCCAGGCATTACCATTCACGCCTATCCAACGGAAGAGAAAATGATTGAAGAATGGTTTCGCTGGCTTGTCCTGGAGAATCCAGATATTCTCATCGGCTACAATATATTTGGTTTTGATGAATCTTACTTGTGGAAACGGGCAGAAGTATTGGGATGTATTTCCGATGAAGTCCATGGTCTAACACGACTGAATGACTGCGGTAGTGAAATGAAACTGGAGGAGAAATTCTTGAGCTCATCAGCCATGGGAGACAATCAAATGTATATCTGGTCCATGCACGGGCGTCTCCAGATTGATATGTTCTTCTATATAAAGCGCAACAATGTACTCCCTTCTTACAAACTGGATGAAGTCACGAAACATTTCATGTCTGGTAAGTTGAAACAGGCTGTCTATGAAGACGGTCTATTGGTGCTGGAAGTCGGCGGGGCTGTGCAAGACGTAAAAGAGGGGCGATCCATTATGCTCCTGGATGACACGGGTGAAACGGTCTCTGAAAAACTCGTTGTTGTATC